TTTCACTTCTTTCTCCTTCCCCTGCGCCTACTTTTTCCTGTATACCGCGTATGGTATTTGTGTGGCCTGCTATCTCGGTGCCAATACATATTAAAAGATGAAAAATAGTTAAAGTAAGGAAACATTACTTTTCGCCCTCCTTTCCTCGGCCAACACTCCTATATTGTCTCCTTTATACAGTTCTTTTTTAACCAATTTAAAGCTTTACCTGGATTATATTTACTAAGTCTCGTAAATGTATCAACATCGTGTTGACTTCTTACACTGAAAGTATATTCTTTACTGTCATTAATAAACATTGAAATTTCTATTACACCTGTATAGTATTTAACTATACTAGTTACAGTAAGCTTTACATGTTGTTCGCCCATTTTGACTCACCGAAGTTTGGATTTGCTATAAATGAGTAATTTGAAACAGGTTCATTTCCTGCTAATACAGAACTTTTAAAATCATGATAATTATGTACACTTGATATAGTACAGCCATGTACAGCGATTACTTCATGACCTTCTGGTAATAATTCACTATTTTGTTCTCCCATCTCTACTATATGCTCTTTACCAAATACCCAACAAGAATATGAGTTTACAATGCCTCTTTTATACTTCTTTTTTGAACTAATAATAAAACATGCTCTACCTTTTTTAATTGAGTGCAAAAACCAACTTTTGATTAAATCATATTCTTCTGCATTAATTCCAAAATCAGTAATACGATAAAACGGTTGTTTTACATTAGACATTTAATTTTATTCTCCTATCCTATTTAATATTTACGTTGGATCTGCGTACTTTCACCTACAATATGTGCTACTGCTTCAACAATAGTTCCGCATGAAGATACTAAATCTGCTGGTAAATGTGCATACTTAGCTAATAAAGTATTTTCTCGTTTTAGTAACAAATTCTCGTTTTTTAATTCAGATAGTTCTGTTTCTTTCTTATCAAGAATTTTAATTAAATCATCTTTAGTTATTCTTTTCATCTCTTATTCTCCAATCAATGTCAAAATTTGACTTTTCTGCTTATTTATTAAGCAAAAATTTTTCTTTTAATTCAGTAAAATTTTTAATTTTAGATGGAGTACATCCAAACCATTTTATATTGTTAATACCATCTATTCCACAACTTTGTTGACTGTATTTATTTCTTATCATGTATTCACAATTTGGCCCATCTCCTAATTTAACTGCAACACATTCTCTATATTCATCATCTTTCATGTCTATTCCTTTACACTCAAGATATCCTTAGTAGTAACTTCTCCTTTATCTACTGTATTTAATGGAGTCATACCGCCTGATTCTGCTACTTTAAACATTTTAAATCTAGCAGAATTTAATTTTTTGATTAAAGCAAAACCACCAGCAGCAGATGCTTCGTTTGTTTTATACTCAATTCCGTAATCTCTTGCTTTAAGCCAAAGGTTACGATTCTTTTTCTCCATTTCTTTTAAAGTTCTTCCAATAAGAACTCTGAATACTTTTGTTTCTGGGATGGTAAGTTCAATAGCAACTACATCTTCTCCGCTCATAATTGCAGCTATAAATATTTCTTCTGCTTCACTTCTAATCATATAGTTCACCTTGGTATTCAGTTATTTTGATTAACTTATATTTTTCTATATAACTCCACTCTAATTCATAGATTTGAAATGCTATCTTTTTTCTTTCTTCATCATCTTTTGCACGGAGCCATAAATCATATAATCCTGCTTCGTCGTGTTGACAAACAATTGAGTAATCAATTAACTTTGCTTCTTCTCTCCATATTGTTATGGGACAAAAGTTACAAAAAGGTATATTTAATTTATACTGCTCTATCACAGATCGAGCTATATGACATGCTGGACATCTATGATAGTATTTATCCATTTCAGGAGACTTATCTACATCTCCTGTTTCAGCAAGATCTTTCCATTCCCTTTTACATTCTGATTTAAGTTCATCAAATTCTTCTTCAGTCATTTTTATTCTCCTTTCTTTGTACTCTTGTTGACGGTAAATTAATTTTAAGCATGACACCGAATTTCTTAAAAATATCTGATGTTACTTTATCTTTAATATAATCCATTGCACATTCAATTTTTACTTGCTCGTGGTCTTTACTTAGTCCATCTTGAGTAGCAAGATTTATTGTTATATTAGTTCGCATTATTCTACTCTCCTTCCAAGTATTGAATTTTTTAATTTTATTAAATAGTCTATAAGTTTTCCACTAAAATATAATTCTGTTGTGTTTATTATAGTTAGTGGTAATAGTTTATGACGAACTGGAATCATTAATGGATTTATCCTCATTTTTTATCTCCTATTGCATCTATAGTGTCTTTTAATTCTATTAACCAATCTTCCATAAAAGACTGGAATCTGCGTAAACTTTCATCTATCGTATTAGCAGCTCGTATCATACTTTCTCCACCTTCTTGAGCCATATTTCCGCCTCTTCTAACATCTTCTGCGCCCATTAAAGTTATGTATTCACTCACTTTAAACCTCCTTTATTATATATTTAATTACGATATAAGCATCTATAAGTAAAACTCCTACATTTATTACTAGTAATGTTAAAAATGTAGATAAGTTATTTGCTTTTCTCATCCAATCATCATGGTTAGTTGTAATCATTAATTATCCTTTATTATTAGTCTTTTCCAGTTAATCTTTGTGCACACTGTACATCTATTACTTTTTCTCTTAATCTATTAATCATTTCGATTAATTCTTCTTGTGTTGCTTCTTTTATAGCTTCATCATTACAGAATTTACAAGAGAGAACTGAATATGTATGAAATCTCATAACTTGGTTGCTGGGACTGTCAACAGTCCTCATAGCAAATCCATCATGGTTAACTCTCTTTATATAATCTGCATACGTTATTGATGTTTTTCCACAGCAAGCGCAATTTCTAGTTATTTTTGCTGAATACGGTGACAGATCAGTAGTCTTTGTTCGATGATCTTTAACAACCTTTTGTTCAAAGGAAGTCTTTTTTGTTGGAAGTTTGATACCTAGTTTACTTAACAAATCTAATTCTTTTTCTGTTAACACTGTATTACCTAACATTTTGAATCCCTTTCAGAATGTCAAAAATTGACATAGATTAGTTAATTAAAATCTGTCTGTTTCCATACCAATAGATAAGCCTAATCCTAGTATAATTATGCCTACCCCCTTGATTCGTCGATTATCACCTACATAGTTAAACCTATAAGCATAAAATATTCTAAATGGATTTGCAATAAACATAGTTATTAATATTGAGTTCATTTCTTTATCTCCTTTATTATCCTGCATTATAGCTTGCTAATATAACACCAGATTTAATTTCTTTAGTTGTTACTCCTAGCAACTCTATTTTAACATTTTTAGGCTTAGTCCAAGCCCAAATCCACTCTACGTTATCATCATCACTAAAATTTTCATCTTTCCAATTTGCTGATACACCATCTGGGTGTATCAACTTAGCCTCATTTTCATTATTTGCAGCAACTATTGCTTTATCGAATGTATCATATCCTTTATTTACATCCTGCGATATTAAGTATATGTTCATGTATATCCTCATATAGAAATTCATCAAAACATTTTATACGTAACATAAATCTTGTTACTTCAACCTCATAATAATATTTTCTGCATATCATTGAGATAAAATCTTTAATTTCTGATGGATAATCTTTGACTGCGTTATCCAGTTTAATCAATACTTCCTGTTTTTCGTATTGCCTCATAAGATTGTAATCTTTTATAGTATGTGGTAGCATACTACAGTTAATTCTTGCTTGCTCATATTCTTCTTTAGTAATCATTTATTTACTCCTTTAATTATTTGATAGTTAATACTATCTATTGCAAGACATCAAATTACATTGTTGATGCCCTGCATAGTTAGTATTATTTCATAGATTCACCTATTCCCTTTCTTTTTGCATCTCTTAGTAGAATTGCGAGTATTATACCACATTAATTTTCAGCTGTCAATAATTATTTTCCAGTAGACGAAAATATTTTATTGCTGTGTTGTTATATTGTTATACACGGATAACAAATCATCGCAATAACATATCAACACACGTCTAGAGCCTATATTTTACCATGTTATTCTTTGACATTGCTGTCTATTTATCTCAGAAATGTCAAATTTTGACATGCTTGTTTAGTTATTCTCTGTCTTAGCTCTAAGCCAAAATTTTCGCTTAGATACTAATTAATCTTTTTTTTTTTTTTTTTTTTTTTTTTTTTTTTTTTTTTTTTTTTTTTTTTTTTTAGAGATATAAATATCTAAGTATATACATATCAGCAATATAATCCAAGCAACTATGTCAATGAAAAAGGGTTAAAAATAGAGCCTCTAGAAGGGTGTTGATTGGTTATTGCGTTGATATGTTATTGAATTATAACAAATTCAACGAATAACAAATAACACCTAATCATAATCTAAATAAGTATGCCCGACCCAAGTATGTCAAAAATTGACATTGATCCGTTAATATTAACTAGCTATCTTCAGTAGTGCTTGAGCTTTAGCCAAAAACCTTGGATTACCTGTTTCTTGATAAGCCCTTATTAGGCTTAATAACTCATCGTATCTCTCTTTACTCATAGTATAGTATCTCCTTTAGCCCCGTATTGCCGATAGGTCAGCATTGTCAAATTTTGACGTTGATTAATTATTATTATTCTTTACTAGGCCAAGTATATTTCTTACCGTATGCAAATTCCAGTCCTATAATAGTGGATAATATTACGGCGTCATCTGCTTCAGAATCAATGATTTTTTGACATGCTGCCGTAAATGCATCTGTGCGGGTGCGTTCACGTTTAGGCATTCCATCAATTAACCAATTCCATCCTTCTTGAATTAATTCAGTTTTTTCGGATATGGTGTCCTTTTCGTGCCCTGCTAACAGTCTGGATTCATAGACAAACAGGCCATAGTTTGCCAACCATTGTTGACTTGTCTCTGGTAATACTTCGATACCTTCACCATTAAATTTAGTTATGCCATCTTTCTTTACCAGTCCTACTTTGGAGTAATCAAATCTTTCTTTTGCCATTGTATGCCATCCTTGTAGACAACCTGCCTTATAGGTCAGGGATTACGCCTCGATTGTGATATTACTATTGCATAGTTTAAGTCATTTATCAAGTTTTATTTACTTTCGTCTCCTTTTATTTCGTTTTGTTAAGTACAGTATAACACATTATGGATTAAAGTCAACATTTATTTGTTGTTTGTTAATAAAATTTTGCCTGCAGACACACGGCCCCCCGCCGAGCACCAGTGGCACCTTGTCATGGGAGAAAGACCGGCACCTCACACCACACATCAAAATCTAAAAACACCAACTTAATCAACACCAAGTAACGTCACATTCCACACATCCCACTGAATATCTAAGATATCTGGACGAAAATATTTTCATACTTAGATGTGGTATTCGCAACCCAGAGGAAAAAAAGATAGTCTTCTTAGTTTTTTTGTGGTATGGTAGTACATCATTAGAAACACACACGCGGAGACTATAAATGGGACGCAGACAATTAAATATAGATAATGACTTAATGCTTGATCTTATTACAAGTGGAATGTCATCAAGAGAAATTGCCGAGACAATGGGAGTTTCTATTCCTACACTTGAATCTCGGATCAAAGAACTTCAAAATTCTGAGAAAGCGTTATTGGCATATGATAAAGTACATCATCTTGGATTAATTGCTGTTCAACAAAAATTGATTGATGGAGTAACTGATGAGAAGATTACAGCAGCTCCACTTGGTCAGATAGCACAAGCATATGGAGTATTTAATAAGGCAAAACAACTTGCAACTGGTGGTCCAACTGAGATTCAAGGATTAATGGGATACTTGATTGCACTTGAAACTGAAGATAGGAATGCATCTACGCAAGAACCGATTGATGTAACTCCAGAATCTAAGTCAGAAGAACCTGAACAAATGAGTTTATTCTAATGGGATTACTTGATATAGTTCAAAATGCTATGAGTAATCAAGATGTTATAACACCTATACCAAATAAGATAAGTCAACAATCTTATTTACGTATAAAGGATACAACACCTAGAGCTAAGGAACTTAATAATTTAAATGTAAATGCTCCAATTTCTGTACTGAATGCAGTTATTCAACACGCTAAGAAACAAGGTGTTGATCCAATTGCTGCATTGGCGGAATCACACAAAGAAACATTACACGGGACAAAGAGTCCAGCACCAGAAATAAACTCAGTACTTAACCCTATGCAGTATAATGGAACTGATATAGGTGCAAAACGATTTAATAGTATCGTTAGAGATAGATTAGCTTCAGTACCTGAATATATACAAGCAGTTCAATCTGTAAATAACATTTCATCTCCACAAGAACTGCAAAGTGTTAAAGCAGATATTCAAAGGTATGAAAATAAAGCAGATCAAGACACATACATTAATGGTGGAGTTAATTACTTAAAACAGATGTTAGATAAAACGGGTAATTTACAAGATGCATTTGCTAAGTATCGTGGTGCCGGCCAAGCTGCTGCTTATCACGGAAAGCATGTTATGGAGATATATAATATGCTTCGAAAGAATCCACAGATTCTACAATTAATAGATGAGAATAATTAAGTAACTTTGAAGGTTTTGTTGCCGACCAGTGGTTTTGGGGAGCGCGCTTGCGCGCGTGGGGTGTCCCCACATAGAGCAAAGTAGAGAGAGAGTGAATCTTAAAAATAAGTTATAAGGAGATTAAATGTTTAAATCAATTCTTAATTTTTTAAAAAACTTATTTGTTACTACAGAATCTCAAAGTGATCGTATTAAACGACTAGCTTATATTGCAGGAGTATTAATTAAGTTAAATAATCCAAATTATGCAATACTTGCAAGTGCCTTAAAGATTGCATTAAATTCAATTGAATCTGGTAAAGAAGAAAATATTGATACTGAGGTATTAAAAACTTTAGTATCGGTAATGGGAAATTCTAAAAATCCTGAAGTAGTTACTGCGATTACTTTAGTTCTTGCAGAGTTTAACATTACTAATATAGTAAGTACAGATAAAAAATTTGATTTGCCGTTAATCAAAGCATTAGTTATGGGATTATTAGAAGGTTTATCATAATGGCATTGAATGAAGTTATCTACAATAAAATAAAAGAATGGCGTAACAATGCTGTTTTATTTGTAGAAGAAGTATTATTAATAAATAAACCTCATATTAAAATATCTAAACAACAAAGAGAGTTTTTAGAAGCACTGCCTAAACAAAAAAGAATTTCCATTAGATCAGGACATGGAACTGGAAAAGATGCAAGTGCTTCATGGGCAATATTATGGTTCTTATCGACTCGAGTATACGCTAAGATAGTATGCACCGCGCCTACAGCAAGACAGTTAAATGACATCTTGTGGTCTGAGATAAGTAAATGGGCGCGCGAGTCGGCCATACAAGATGAATTTGTTATTCAGTCAGAAAAGATATTCCATAAAGGAGCGCCTAAGGAATGGTGGGCAAGAGCAGTATCTCCTAGTGTAAAAGCTGACCCACAAGATCAAGCAGAGACACTAGCTGGATTTCATGGAGATCATTTATTTATAGTAGTTGATGAAGCATCTGGTGTTGAAGATCCTGTATTCATACCTATTGAAGGTGCTATGACACAGGAAGATAATAGAGTTTTATTAATTGGTAATCCAACTAAGAATAAAGGATACTTTCATGATACGCAGTTTCACAGTGAAATCAAGAAGATGTGGCATAAACTACATTGGGACTCTAGAGACTCTGAGAATGTTAAACCAGATTATCCTTTATACATGGCGAAAAAATATGGTATTGACTCTAATGTATTTAGAATCAGGGTGGCTGGAGAACCTCCTCTTGAAGATGAACGAACGTTAATTCCTTTATGGTGGGCAGAACAATGTATAGGTAAAGAGATTAATGTTGATGATGAAGAATTTACTTATTTAGGTGTAGATGTTGCTAGGTATGGTGAAGATAAGAGTATAATTCTTCCAAGACAAGGTATGTTAGTTCATCCTTGGGCAACATTCCAAAGTATGAATACAATTACATTAGCTGGTAATGTATTAATGCAGTATCAAGATGTCGGTGCAGTAGGATGTGGTGTTGATGTTATTGGTGTTGGAGCAGGTGTTGCTGACTATCTCCGTAAACAAAGGATGCCAGGATTATTTGATATTAACGTTAGTTGGGCATCAAGTGATTCTACTAAATATGCTTTATTAAGGGATGAGTTATGGTGGAGAATGAGAGAAAAGTGTATGTATGGTTATTACTCATTCCCAGATATAAAGTTGCCGGGTGAGACTTTGTCACTTGGGCAGGAATTAGCAAATGAGTTATCTACTCCATATTATGATTTCAATAGGAATGGAGCTGTAAAAGTCGAAAGTAAAGAGAAGATGAAAAAACGTGGTATACCATCTCCTAATATAGCAGATGCACTTGGAATAACAGAATACTTTTATGGTATGTCTGCTAGAATTTTTAAGAAAAAGGAAGTACGCAGAGATAAAAAAGTAATAAATAGTTCATATATACACATGAAAAGTAAAAGACCAATTGGATGCGATGATTGGCAGACAATATAAGGAGATTTAATATGGGTTCTAACAAGAATAAATTAGCTGTTCCAAACTTAATGCAAATTGGTGCAGATTATATTGGAGCACCTGCGGTTGCTGGTATTCAAGCAATACAAAAATATGGAAACCAAGTTAATGAGTATGTACGTAATATAATTAATCAGCAAAGTGTACAACGTGATGTGTTGTCTCAGAATCCATCAACACTTACTCCACAACAAGTTGATGAAATTAATAATACACCTGGATTTGGTATGCAACGTAAAAAGGCATTATGGGATGTTATGCAATCTAATCCATAAACGTATTTATAAGGAGAAATAGTAATGGCGACTTTAAGAAGTTTTGATCAACATACACTAGTTCCAGCAAGATCAACATACGTTAATGCTGTATCTCTTGGTGTAGCTAGTGCTGAAACAACTAATGTTCCTGATGGAGCGAAATTTGTTAGAATAAAACGAACTACTGATGTGTTTGTTAATTTTGATGCAGCAGCAGCAGTTCCTAGTGACGTAACTAATGGTACAGCTAGTATATTAAATCCAGAAGGAATACTTAATATTGATGGAGTAACTTATATTGGTTTGATATCACCTGCTGCTTCCATCGTAACACTTGAGTATTTTTCATAATTCAATATTTGGAGTTATTGAGTGAGTGAAGATCTAATTAAAAGGATTGTTTCGGAAACTGTTGCTGAACTTAAAAAGATAGAATCAAAAAGTTTTTATATTAATGAAGAAGTTCACTACAATCAACATAAATTTTTAGAGGGTTTAATGAAATGGTCTGAAGGAACTACTTCAACAATAGGTAAAACAATTGCTACAATAGCAGTAACAGGTGTAGTTAGTTTAATTGTATGGGGATTTATTGCTTGGGGTAGTAAATCTTTAAAAGGTTAATTTATGCCCTCCGCTCAGGGGCTTCCTAGCTACAGTAAGGATTCCTGATTCTCCTTGCCTTACTGTAGCGAGTAAGGATTTTATGAAAATACTTGATACTTTGATCAAGAAAATTAAAACTAATAATATAAAAGTTGTCAAACATTCTAATAAGAAAAAAGTTGCATTACCTAGAAAATAAGCGATGTCAAATTTTGACATTGATTAAGGAATTAAGATGAATTACATTGATAAACCTGCAAGTACAGTATCAGATAATTTAACTGAAGAGCAGATTGCTTTATTAAATAAAGTAAATAGTTGGTTAAAACAAACAGAAAGTGCTGATTGTGAGGTAATTTGGAATGAAGAAGCAACTGAGGATTATAATTTCTATGCAGGTGATCAAGACTCTTCTGAAATTTTAGCAAAACTAGCTCAAGCAAAGAGACCAGCTTTTGTGTTTAATCAGGTTAAACCAAAAGTTGATGTTGTGATTGGATTGGCTGGCCAGAATAGACAATTACCTTCTGCTTTTCCTGTAGAACATAATGATGAAGGAATGGTAGAACTTGCTAATGAGGCAATTAAGTTTTTTCGTAGAACATCTGTATTAGCTGATAATGAAATGACTTGTTTTGAACATCAAGTAAAAGGTGGTAAAAGTTTATTATACTTTTATGTTGATGATGAAAATCCTTTTGAGCCAGATATAAAGACAAGGTTTATACATGGAAGAAATTTTAAAGTTGATCCTCGTAGCATTAATTATGATATGTCTGATGCAAGATTTATATTTATAGATTTCTGGTATGATAAAGAAGAAATACAATTAAAGTACCCAGGATTTGATACTGATGTTATATCACAGTTACAGTCATCGGATGGAAGTTCTCCGATGTTTTATAATGCTGTTGAAGATACGTATAGAATAACAGAATGTTGGTATATGACGACTGAGGAAGTAATGTGGATTATTAATCCTGTTACTAATAAGCCAGAAAAAGTTAGTATTGATACATTTAATAAGATGAAAGAACAACTTGCGATAGGTATTACATTACCTAGCGGTAAGGTATTTAAAGATGAAAATTTTCAAGGCATTAAAAAATGGGCTACTATCTATAAGTGTATCATTTATTCTAATAATTATATTTTTTGGGAAGGTAAGTCAAAACATGTTTGGGAAGGTTTTCCAGCAGTATTATTTGCAGCTTATAAACATGATGCTGAAAATAGATGGTTTGGTTTGATTTCAATGATGAAAGATCCGCAAAAGGGAGTTAATACTATGCGGAGACAAATGCAACATCTGTTACAGACAGCTCCAAAAGGAATAATGATTCATGAAACTGGAGTTATATTAGATATTGAAGCCTATGAACAGAAATCTGCTGAACCAAATTATCATATGGAAGTAACTGGTGGTGGCCTTGATAAAGTAAAATTTACAGATCAGCCTACTATATCACCAGTATACAGTCAGTTGATGACTACTGATGAACAATTTATTAAAGATGTTTCGGGAGTGCAAAATGATACACTCGGTATTCAAACATATTCACGAGAACCTGGTATTACTACACAGTTGCGTCAAGGTCAGAATATTGCTATTCTTTATATCTTACTCGATAATTTCAAGAAAAGCAGATTGCAAGCCACTAAAATTCTTTTCTCATTTATTCAGCAGTATATTACAACGGAAAGATTGATTCGTATTGAAGGAGAAAATGGTAAACAGTTATTACAGTTAAATACACAAAGTGATCCAAACGCACCAGGATTTAATGATATTACTGTAGGTAAATATGATTTTTATGTAGAAGAAGGAATTGAAACAGTTAATTCCCGTAACTCAATAGGCCAGTTGTTAACTGATTTGAGTCATAATAATCCTGGATCAGTTCCACCTGATTTAATTGTTGAGTATTCTGGTGCACCTTTTTCTGTTGTTCAACGAATGAAACAGTACTCTGCTCAAACACAACAAATGCAACAAGAAGCAGAGAAAGAAAAGTTGATGCATGAACAACAATTAGAAACTGCTAGACTTGAAAATGCTAGGTATATTGCTGCAATTGATAGTTTAACAAAATTAACTATAGCCGGCAAAAAGATAGAAGGTGATACATTAAAAGTTTTACTGAGTGGAATTCAGCAAAACGAACAGAATAAGCAAAAACAGTTGGCTATGCCAGCAAATAAATAAGGAGATGGAGGATTAAAAATGAGCGAAATTGGTTTTACTATAGAAGATGTGAACGCTATGCAAGATGAGATGAATAAAATTGAAGGTATTGAAGATGAATCAATTGACAAAGATAAATCTGGTGATAAAGTCGATGAAAAACTTAATGATGAAAAATTACCTGATGTAAAAGATGGCGATAAAGTAATCGACAATAAAGACGATGAAAAAGTTAAAGATGATAAAGATGATAAAGAAGTAAATAGTGTTGATGTTATTCGTGAGTTAAAAGAACAGTTAAGGATCAGTAATGAGTCACTTGGTAAAGTTACTGGTGATTATCAGAAACTTCATAAAGTATTAATAGATAAAGGTTTAATAACAGAAGAAGAAGTAAAAGCTGATAAAGAAGCTGCAGATGCAGTTAAAGCAGCATATGATGCAAGACAAGAAAAGTTGACTGAAATGGTTTCAATTATGGAAGTCAATCCAGTATATGCAGACATACGTGAAGTATGTACGCAAAGTAATATGGATGATGTTATTGAAGCTTTTGCTAGATACTGGGTAAAAGAAAACGGTGGTACCTTACAGGAAACTACTGCTAAGTTAGAGTCAGAAATATGGTCTGAACCAAATCCATATAAAAGACTTTATGACATTATTAAGCAGTATCATCCAAAATATGCATCTAAAAAAGATGAAAAAGACGATAAAAAAGATGAAGATAAAAGTAAGAAGAGTAAAGAACCGATTGATGCACAACCTTCTGCTGCGGGAATAGGTGCTGGTGGCACTGGATCTGGTAATACAGGATGGACTGCCGAGAAAATTGATGCATTGGATGAAGATGAATTAAAAAATGTTCCTAAAGATATTTATGAAAAATATTTAGCAGGAACACTAAAGTAGAGGAGGTTTTAAAATGGGTGATACACCTAAGACGCAGTTTTTGACTAATGATCCACTAACCAGGAAAAAACATGCGCGAGATTTATTTAGTATTATTTTGCCGGCTGTTGAAATTAATTCACTTATAGGAAAAGACAGTAATTCAATTGTTCAGTTAAAAACAGAACTTTCAAAAGGTGAAGGTGACCAGATAACTTTTGGTATTCGTCTTCCTTTAACTGGAGAAGGTGTTGTAGGTAATGATGCTGTTGAAGGAACTGAGGAGAAATTGCGGTTCAAAGATTTTAAAATGACCATCGAAGAATTGAATCACGCAGTTGATACCGGTGGTAGAATGGAAGAGCAGAGAATACCTTACAATCTAGTTCAGGAAGGTAAAAATGGTCTTCAGGATTGGTGGGTGGAAAAGTTAAATACTTACTTAATGGCTGTATTATGCGGTGATACATCATATAATATTGTTGCTGGAAAAGATTTTGCTACAGCAATTACCGCTCCAGATACTGGTCATTTTATTAAAGCGAATGATGTTGCAGAAACTTCTATGACTTCTGCGGATGTTATGGATTTACGTATGCTTGATCGATTGAAACAGAGAGCAGAAATTCCGGCAACTGGTTGTTATAAATTACGACCTTTGAAACTTGGTGGAAAAAACTACTGGAGAGTAATCCTTCATAATTATGTTTTTGATCAATTAAAACAAAACACCAATATCGGTCAGTGGGGTGACTTACAACGTGCTGCAAATAAATTAGCCCAACCTAATACTGAAATTGAGTATAATGGTATGCTTATTAGTAAGTCAGAGTATATCCGTAAAGCACCGGGAACTACTAATGTGTATCGTAATTTATTCCTCGGTTGTCAGGCTGCTGTTTGGGCATGGGGTGGTGCTGGTGAAAGTAAATCAACTACGATGGCATTCGTTCCGTATACTAAAGACGCAGAACGTTTTGTCATGATTCGTGGTGGAGGTATTTTTGGTGCAGCTAAACCGATTTTTGATGGTCACGATTACGGTGTAATTGTGGGTAGTTCTTGGGGTGCGGCTATCGCGTAAAAAGGAGGTGTTATATGCCTAATATTGATTATTACACAGATAAAGCATCCGATGCCTTTAGACTTGAATCAAGTAAATTGTTAGTTGCGCCTACAGATGGTACTTATAATTTAATTAAGATTCCTAAGTATGCTTTAGTAACCGATGCTTGGTTACAGGTTGTAACGGCATTTACTGGTGATGCAAGTGTTGAGATTGGATGGATGGGTAACGGAGAAACTGCTGTTACAGATGGTTTTATTACTGATGATATAGCAGATCCGACTACAGTTGGTTTAAAAAGAGGGTTTAATACTACCCTCAATACATTTCCTGGAAAGTATTTTAATGGTGCTTCAGGTGCGTTAACAGCGACTGTTTCTGATAATAGTGGAACTGTTGGAAATTTTAGAGTTTTTGTCCAGTTTATTGTAATATACTCTTAATTGTAGTATATTTTATAGGAGGTATTTGAATGAAAGTAACAGATCTTAGACGAACTGATCAACGTACTAATGTACTCGCTAATCCTTACTGGATTAGTTCAGCAGTTGTAAGTGGTGCTGATGTAGAGGCAAATGGCGGTTCTGGTGCTACTATAACGGCAACGACTATCGCTGGTGTAAGTAGTACAGCAGATAGTTTTACTGATTCTGACAGTGGATTTACTGCTGCAGGATTTACAATTGCAACAGATCCTATTGCTGTAAGTGGTTTTACTGGTGCAGGTGCAGCAATTTCTGCTAATAATAGATTACTTACGTTAACGGGAGTAGCTGCTGGTACTTTGGATATTGCTGAAACTGGAGTAATTTCTGATGCTGCCGGTGAATCAGTAACTATCTGGACGCCAAAAGCAAATGTACTGTTTTCCTTTCCTGATGCAGGTAAAAGATATATTATCGAAGAGTGCCAGTTACAGTTAATTGAGGCCTTTACTGCTAATACGCAAATATATGTTGGTCTTGGTACAATTGCTACTGATGCAATTACTACAGGTGGTACGATTCTTAATACTGATATTGATGCGTACTTTACTAATACTGATGTTACAATTGCAACTCCTGCGTATTATGCGCCTACTGGTACTGCATGGTATACGGCAGCAGGATTGTGTGGATCTACATCTCCTCGTATTATAACAGGAGCTGCTAGTACAGTACCTGTTATCTATGCTGCAGTTGTTAATTGTACCAATGGTGCTCCCGCGGCAATTACTGCTGGTCAGTTTAGATTACATCTTCAAATAAGTGTTGTACCTGGTAAATAAGTAAGAAAAGTCAAATTTTGACATTGATTGAAGGGGTATCAGTATCATGAATTACGGTGAAATGCAAAGGGAACTTAAAGCAATTATACAGGATGCTAGTCCTGAAATTTTAGTTAGTATTCCTGATTATATTAATGAGGCAGTACAACAGATTGCTGAAGACATAAAGTTTCCTGAACTAAAGCAAGTAACTACTGTAACTACAAGTACAAGTACTTATTATGTTAATTTTCCTGTTGGATTTTCCAGTAGGTTGTTATACGCAGGAGATTCTACAGATAAATATACTGTACTTGATGGCGGGATTGAGGAGTTAATTAGTATTTATCCATCACTTGCTGAGAGTGGAGATATCAAACATCTTGCACAAGACGGCAATATACTATATTATCAACCAATTCCAACAACTGCAACAGTTATAACTTGTATTGGTTATTTTGTTCCTGCTACATTAACCAATGATACTGATACCCCAGATTTTATTCCTTCTTATTTAAGAAGAGAATCGATTGTAAATAAGGCGGCAGCAATTGCATATAACATAATGGAAGATGATATAAATGAGGGAAAAGTAAATACTCGTGTGTTTACTAATTTAGCAATAGGAGGGTTAAATAAAATTAGAGAGTATGTTAGTAGAAGACGACCAGTTATATCATCATCTTGTTGGAGTTTCTAATGAAACCTGTTACTTTATTAAAAGGTACTGTTGGACTAAACAATATATTTGATCCATTAAGGATTAAAGATAACTATAAGTCTGACATGTGTGAACTTGCAGAAGCATATAATGTTGATATTGATTCGTCTGGCAGAGTTAGTAGACGCAAAGGATGGACTATTACTTCAATAACTGAAGATTGTCATAGTATATTTTGTGACGGTGGAGATTGTTTGTTTGTCTCTGGTGGTTCTTTATACCGTCTGAATAAGGATTATTCACGAACAGGTATAAGAAGTGGACTATCTTCAGGTAGGAGAATGTCTTATTGTCAAGTTGCTTCGGACATCTATTACACCAATGGTTGTGAAAATGGTTATGTTCGTGGTGATATAAGTTATGTCTGGTATGCTAAACCTTATGTTGGCCCTGCTACAACTAAAATATTTAATGATCCGCCATTAAGTACTTTAATAGAAGCACATAGTTCTCGTATTTATGCGGCAGTTAGGAATGGTATTGAATACAGTGAACCGTTTAGCTATGGTTGGTTTTCTTCTGCTAACAATTTTATTGCTTTGAGAAGTACACCATCAATGTTAAGATCAGTTGTTGATGGAATTTATGTTGGACTGGACGATTCGGTAATCTTTCTTTCAGGAAGAAATCCTACTGAGTTTGAATATAATGTTGTTTCCAATTATCCTATACTAGTAGGAACTGATGTTAAAATTGATGGTAAATACCTTAATAAAAATGTTACTGGAAAGTGCATAATGTGGACTTCTAAAGATGGAATTTATGTTGGATTACCTGGAGGACAAATAGATAATCTAACTAAAGATAAATTGATTTACCCAAGTAAAAATGTTGGGTGTGCTGTATGCAAAGATAATAAATATATTACGTTAATGAAATAAAGGAGGTATGATGGCTTTACGATTATCTACAAATCTTAGAAACAGAATGCTTGGTGACCCGATCACAAGAAGTATTGTTACATACACAGCAACTACAATTGCTGCCGTTGATGGCGGGGCAAGTGAAGACAGTTTTACAGATACAGCAAATGGTTTTGTTACTGCTGGTTTTTCTGCTGGTGACTCTATACTTGCTATTGGTTTTACTGGTGGAATGTTAAACATTGTTGGTCCTTTTACTTTGTCAACTGTTGCTGCCGGCACAATAACAGTACCAACTGGCTCACTTACTGCGGATGCTGCTGGCGAATCAGTTACACTTGTTGCCCTCAAAGGTGGGTCATTTAGGAACATCTTTAAAGATGGTGTACTTCGTATCTATTCTGGTGTTCAACCAGCTTCTGCTGATGCTGCAGCAACAGGAACTTTATTGTTGGAAGTTACTGTGAGTGGTGGTGCTTTTGTTGCTGGTACTGTTACAAATGGTATAGAGTTTGCTGCACCTTCTGCTGGTATAATTGGTAAAGATGATGCTGTGTGGAGTGATGTTGGTATAGCAACCGGTATAGCAGGTTGGTATAGATTGTATGCTAATGCAACTGACGGTGGTGCATTAGATACAACTCCATTCTTACATCCTCGTGTTGATGGTTTGGTAGCAACAAGCGGTGGTGAATTAACAATGTCATCCACTAGCATCACAGTAGGTGCAACTACAACTATTGATAGTTTAAACTTTACATTCCCTGGAGAATAACATGAAAGAAAGATTTAAAATAACTGATTTGTTTAAACTTAGTTTTGGTAAAGGTCATGCTGATAAGATGGGTTCTGGTGGATATGTAAAACTGGACTTATTTGATTCTTCATATGCATTGAAACAGCATGAAGAAACACATAATACTGTTACTACGCTTTGTCACAAGATGGCTGCTGACCAGTTACTTGCAAGTCCTGCAGTTGCTAAACCTGGTTGGCTTGAAGTTGGCACTGGTTCTGGCCAGACAGCATCTTCTTCTACATTAGCAACATATATCTCTGGTTCACGTACTGCATTAGATAGTAAAACTAGGGGAAGTAATGCTGTTATTACGATGGTGTGTACTCTAGGTGCTGGTGTTGGAACTGGGGCTATCACAGAGGCTGGTATTTTTAATGTGGCTACACAGAATACAACTGATTTGTTGTTATATGCCAGTTTCTCTACGGTTAATAAGGCTGCAGGAGATTCGTTAGTAGTCACTTGGACTTTGACTTTCGCGTAGTCATCGACGTAAATTTTTGACCTCGATGAGGTGGTAGTTCATTATTGAATTACCATCTCATTTACTAGGAGTAGTTATGGCATTTCATTCTTATTTAGATGTAAGACAATACGGTGTTTGGGAAGATCGAACTGTATGGGAGTTTCTTGCACCACTTAAATGGTCAGTGTTTGATGGATTTATTAGTGGAGAAATCTCTGTAAAATTTTACTCTGATTTTGCTTCAGCACCACGTCATTTTGGAATGTATGAGAATTTCGGTGGTAAGTGTAATGGACCGGCAGGAGTACATGATCTGCTTTATAGAACAGATGCTCAGATTTATATTGATTTACCTAAATTTTCTGCTGAAAGAAATTTTCCAGGTCCTGCAGAACTTTGGCTTTCAACTAGAACTGCATCTGGATGGTATAATGATTTTCCAAAGTCTTTATCTGATTTTGTTTTTAAACAGTTAATGATTGAAGATGGTGAATCAGATAGTATTTATGATAGGATGTATACGGCTGTTAAGTATGGTGGTAGTTCTTCTTTTCATCAATTTAAAGTTGCAGATAAGTTACCATGTTCTAGGATTTACACAATAGATTAGGTACATACTATGGCAATGTTATCCGGTTGGTCGTATAGAAAGTCTATAACCGCATCAAGGTCATCTGGTGCGGTCACAAACTATCAGATGAAAGTGCTGGTCGGGGAGTCGTCCGGTTCGGGGACTAATGATGTTCACTGCGCCGGACATTGCCTATCCACGTTTAATGACCTGCGGTTTACGAAGAGTGACGGCACCACCCTGTTAGATTATTGGATTGAAGAAATTACCGGGACGACGCCGAATCAAGTGGCTACGGTTTGGATAGAACTGGATAGCATCGGAACATCGGCCACGACTTTCTATATGTATTATGGGAAGTCAGATGCATCGGCAGGTAGTAACGGTTCCAATACGTTCGTCTTTTTTGAT